CTGCGTGGGCACGTCCCAGCCGTAGTCATCGGCGCGGGCCTGAAACTCATCCACGGTCGCGTAGCTGTCGGCGCCCGGAACGCCGGTTCCGTCCTCGATCGTCAGCATTCGCGCCTCGCAAGATGGGATTGGACAGGGTGAGCGACGGCGGCGCCGGTCTCAACCCGAAATAGGAAGGGCCGGATGACCGGCCCTTGGGTGTTACTTCGCAGCCTTCTTTGCCGCCGCCTTCGATGCATCGCCGCCGCCGTTGTGGCGGGGCTCCTGCACATCCTTGTCGCCAGACGCGACGGACTCGACTTCGCCCTGTTCGGGCGTCTCGCCCACGGTCTGGTCGCCGATGGTGATCTTGTCCGCCGTCCCCGCGAAGCCCCAGCGGGCCTTATCTTCGGGACGGGTGTAGTTGTCTTCGTTCGTCTTCGCCATGCTTGTCTCCTTACGCCAGCGTGCCGGCAGCTTTGAGGGATGCGATCAACGCATTGAGCTGCGTTAGCGCAGTCGCAGCGTCAGTCGCGGGGGCCACCGCTACGCCCCTCTTGACGCCACCAACAGTGCTGGCGGTGGCCGCAGCGGGGACTTGGGGGGCAGCCTTCTTCAGGCTGCGGGGTAGACCTTTCGCCATTTCGATTCTCCGAAAGCGGGGCCGACCGAAGCCGGCCCCGACTGATTAGGCGTTGACCACCAGGAAGGCCATCGGCACGGCCTCGCGGGGCACGACGCGCTCCCAGTTGGTCGCCAGCGCCAGATCCGCCCACGAAGCCGAAGCCGGGCGGGTCTCGGTGCCGTTGCCGGTGATCGTGGTCGACAGGAACTTGTAGCCGAACGGGTGCAGGATCATGTCCTTGCGGGTCCACAGCGTTTCCACGCCGCCACCGTTGGCGCGGGACTCCTCGCGCTCGAACGCCAGTGCGTTCTTCGGCTGGCCGTCGCCGTAGCCGATGGCGCCCGCGCCGAAGATGATGCACAGGTACTGCGTGGTCGCGCCGCTGCCGAACTTCGGCATGCCGTTGTCGACCACGATCCGCAGGCCCTGGTAGGTCGGGATCTGCGTCTTCTGGTCGGAGTCCGGCACGAAGTCGATCAGGTTCTGCTTCTGCAGGTGCGTGTACACAGCGCGATGCATGGCGACCGCGCCCAGGCCATCGAGGGTGTCGCCCATCGTCGCCTGCGCGTCGATGAAGGCGCCCGCGCTGAACATGTTGGCCTCGCCCGGCGTGCCCGAGGTGAGCGCGACGTTCTTCACCATGTCGCCGCTGTTGCCGGCAACGTTGTCGTTGTAGATGCCGACTGCGGTGGCGATGACGCGGCGCTGAGCCTGGCGCTGCCAGAAGTTGTCCAGACGCGCGGCAACGTAACGCAGCGGATCCTGCTTGGTCAGCTCGGCAACGAGGTCAGCGGAGCTGAAGCCTTCGTTGAGGTAAGCGATGCGGGCGCGCTGGGTGCCCGTGTTGACCGCACGCGGAACCGCGATGTCGGTGTAAACGTCGTTGCTGTAGTTCGGCTCGACGCTGGCATCAATCGGGTTCCAGAACGGAATCACGATCTCATTGGACGGCGACCGAGCAAGCTCGCTGATAATGCCGTTGGTTGCGAGGACGCCGGACTGGAAGAACGCGGTCTTCTCGACCGGATCCTGGATCATGTACGACGCAAGCGCCGGCTGGTTGTAGACATCGGAGAGGGCGGTGGTAGCCATGGATCAATTTCCCTTGGATTTGGCCGCTTCGACCAACTTGGCGAAGCCGGCGGGGTCGGTTTGCGACATGGCGACGCGTTCGGCGCCTGTCATTTCGTTCAGCGTTTTGGCAGCCCCGCCGCCCTTTGCACCGCCGGCCCCGCCGCCAGATGCCTTGCTCCCCTGGATCAGCGGCGCAATGGCCGGATCCTCGCGGAATTCCTTCTTCAGCTCGTCCAGCGTCAGCGCGGACGGCATGCCGTGGTTATCGAGGACGATCACCTTGCCGTCCTCATAGCGCAGGCGCTCTCGCACCAGCTTGGTGACCACGGCGGCACTGCCCTGCATGGCGAGCTCGGCGCCGATGGCCTGGGCCGTGGTGCCGACAGTGAGCTCGGTCAGGCGTGCATCGCGCGCCTTGATTTCGTTCTGGAGCTCGACTTCTCTCTTGGAGAGCTTCTCTTGCCAGGACTTTTCCAGCGCCTCGGAGTCGCCGCGCTTCCGGGCGTCCTCGTCGGCACGCTCGCGCGCTTCGCGCTCCAGTGCGTCGGCGCGCTCCTTAGCGGCCTTGCGGTCCTCGCGCTCCTTGCGGAGTGCTTCCTTCAACTCGTCGGCCGGGTCGATGCCTTCGACCTTCAGCCGGAACTTGTCGCCCTTCTGCTCGTACAGAGCGGCCACGGTTTCATCGACACCTTCGAGGGTGTCCAGTTCGAACTTCAACATGCGCAACCCCGTTGCGTAGACCGGCCCTGCCGGCGGAAACGAAAAAGCCCCGCCGACGCAGTACGCGGGCAGGGCTTCACATAATGGAAAGTCTGCCCAAAAGGTTGACAGGTGTCAACCTAAAGGCCAGCGAGGCGGAACGCTTCTGGATCCAGCTTGCGCATCTCATCCAGCGTCAGCGGACGCCAGCGGCGGTCCAGTTGCAGCGAGGCGAACCGGTCCGGTGTCAGGCCGCCATCGCGCAACAGCTTGCCGCGTGCCGGGCCGATCACGCTGTCCTGAAACGCCGCAGGCTGGCGGCGCAGCCAGTCGTAATAGTTTTGCGTGGCATCGACCGGCCCATCCATGCTCGCGCGTTGCTCGCCGTCATTGAGCGCGCGCCATTCCTCCTTGAGGACCGGGATGGTGCTGGATCGGCAGTTGATGTGAGCCGGCGGCATCGGCCCCTTGCCGAACTTGAACGTGCGACCGTCGAGCGCCCGACATGTGGAGCTCGTGCGCTGATCGAGCGTGGCCGACCACTGATAGCCCGCAAGGATGTCGGAATTCGCCCCATAGGTTGCGTGCCGCGCCTCCGATCCGACATGCGCGACCGCCGTCCGCACGATCGCCTGGGCGTTGCGCGTCGTGGTCGCCAGCACGCCGTCCGCATAGCCCGCTGCGCGCGTGCCGCGAATCACCTGCACGGTTTGCGCCACCGTCTGCCCCTCTGCCACAGAGAGCCGGATGGCGCCGGCAATGCGGTCGCGCTCGCTGGCCGTGAAGCCTTGCAGGAATGGCGCCAGCAACTGCCCCTTACCCGCCGCCAGTGGCGCTGCACTCGCAGCTGCCCACAGCTGGCCCGCGGTCGGCACGTTGGGACGAAAGCCAGCCTCGGCCAGCGTTGCCGCAGTGGCGCCGGCCTCATACGCCGCAAGGTCGCGCAGGTCTGCCGTGACTTCGGCTGTGAACCGGCCAAGCACGTCCGCGACAATCCGCTCCACCTCCGCCAGCATCGCCGTGGTCCGGTCCCGCTGGAATGCGGTCAGCCCCTGGCGCGTCAGCGTCTCGCGCAGCCTGCGATCGAGCTCGCGCAGGAATGGGAGGAACTTCTCGGCCTCGCCAGACTTGAGGCTTTCGAGCAGGACCGCCTGCCGGAGCGTGGCGTCCTCAAGGGCGAGGCTGGCAGCCATCAGGCCGCCTCATCCAATGGCAGCCCGCCGCCGCCTGCCTCCAGTTCGTCCCGGACCTCATCGTCGCTCTTGTCAGCGGCGATCAGCCCGATGTTGCGAGCGTAGGTGTAGAACTCGCTCACTGGCATCAGCCCGCCCTGCACAGCGGCAATGACGGCAGTTAGCTGCTGCGGATCGAACTGCAGGCCCGAGAACTCCGTGCCGATCGAGAAATCCACTTCGCTCTCAGCCACCCCAGCGAACCGGGCGCACCAACGCAGGGCCGAGCGGAATGCGTCGCTCACGTTGTCGCAGACAAGCGACAGAACGCTGTTGTTCGTCTTGTCGTCCGACGCCGCCTCGGTCGCGGACCGCACTGCCTCACCCGGCGCAACCATCCGCGCGCCAAGCCGCGCCATCAAATCGACCTTGTGTTTCATCTCCTCGGCAAGCGCGCTCACCGGCTGCGCTTGCAGCATGACCACGCCGCCGGGCGCGATGCCGATAGCCCGGCTGCCGACGTACATGCCTTCCTTCTGCATCAACTCAATCTGTTCTTCGTTGATGCTCTCACCCGTCAACCAGACCTGGGCCTGGCCCGCGAAGAACAGAGATTCCTCGTG